CAGGTCGGCTTCTACCGCCTCCGCGTGCGCCTCGACGACGGCGCGGGTCCACTGGATTTCCCCAGGCTCTCACCCGCGCGCTCAGCGGCCTCCCCCACCATGTCCCCGAACTGTTCGTTCGTCGGGTCCAGATCGAGGTACAGGTCGTAGTCCTCGGGGTGGAGGACCAGCTTCGCGAAGGCGTCGACCTGGCCGCTGTTGAGGAGACGCTGCCAGGACTGGCGCCAGGCGCCCGGGGGGATGATGCGAACCTCTTCCTCCCCGTCGTCCACTCCGCACAGTACGGCGGTCACGTAGTTGCTGACCGCCTCGGCTTCCTGTGCTTCCGCGGCAGGGACCTCCAGCTCCTCGTCGACCTCCGCCTTCCGGCGGGTGGTCGCGGGCCGGGAAGTGGCGCGTGCGGCCCCCGGCTTCCTGCTGCTCGTGCTCGGCATGGCGCGGGCTCCTCATCTGTACGGCGCGGGACTGGGGTTGAAGGTGGACGGGCCGCGCCCGCGCCAACGGGGCACCAGTCGGTGCCTACGGCCCGCCCACCAGCTCAGGAGCCCGTGTAGGCGGGCGTCACAGGGATCTTGTCGACGTGATACACCGTGTTGCCCGACGCGTCCGGGTAGGTGGTGATCGTCCACTCGTAGCCGGACATCTCGTCCTGCTTGAACGTCACGTCGCTACGGTCGTTGATCTCGCCCTGCGGCACGTAGAAGCCCTTGTAGGCGTCCCCGTCGACGACGAGGAACCAGAACGCCCGGCGGTCCGGCACCGGCGAAGCGGTCTCCGCGTACTTCGTGAGGCCGTCGCCGTCCGGGACCAGATCGGCGGCGTCCAGGCGGTACTGCAGCGACTGCACCGCCACTCGGGACGTCTCCCACACTGTCAGCCCGAACGTGCGCACCGACTTGGTGATCTGCGTGCGGAACGGGGACGTCAGACCCCACGGCGTGAACTCCTGCGAGTCCTCGTCGAACCCGTAGGTCAGACCGTCGTCGCTGATCGCACCCAGCGGCTCCCACGGGGCCGTCGGCTGGTTCCGGGGATCGGCGGGCGCGGTCGTGCCGACCGGAGCTACCCACCCTCCTCCATTTGCCCCGACCAGGGCGAGGTCCGCGGCGCGGGTGATGTTGACCATGATGTCTCCAGACATGCGAAAGCCCGCGCACGGGCGGGTGTTGAAGGGGCACGGCGCGGGCCCAAGCCGGTCAGGAAACCGGGTGACAGAAGATCTCGTAAGTGGCGCCCATACGGCGCAGGTTCGGGTTCTCGTAGGGTCGCCACGCAGGGGCGGAGACCGTGGACACGCGGGCGAAGACGGCATTCGCCGTCTGGATGCCCCGCAGGGTCACAACGAGCAGGGTGCGGGTCTCGCGGGCCAGCAGGGAGGCCGCCGCGCGGTCTACGCCGTAGCTGTCGATGTTGACGAGCGCCCTGTCGAGGCGCAGGCTGTCGTCGTCACCGCCGACCCGGGTGACCTGGTTGACGGGCAGGATCTCGGTGAGGTTGGCAGGAAGATCCGTCAGATGCCGCACGTCAAGCTGTTCTTGCAGCCAGGCGATCAGCTCGGCCTCGACATCGGGCCACATCAGTCCGCACCGCCCGTCTGGGCTGCTCGCAGCAGCACGTGGTGGGCCGGGACCCGTTCGGTTCCGTACTCGACCCAGCGGGCGTAGTAGGCGGTGTTACGGACGTAGCCCACGGCACGGTCGCGGCGCCTCCCGCCTCTGGCCGTGCTGTCGACTTCCCACGACTCCTTGTAGTGGCCGGCACCCGCACTCGATTCGTCGACGGGCGACAAGGAGATGGCGATGCCCTTGATGCGCTCAGCGCGGCGCAGCATCTCCGCCTGCATGCCGGGCATGCGCAGCATCTCGCCGACGCCTTTGCGCTTCATCTTGAACCGTGCCGCCATAGCCACCTCCAACAGCAGGGCCGCGGCTAGCCGGTGACCAGCTCCAGTGATGCGACTACCGGCCCTGTCGAGCCTGTGAACGGCGAACGGAAGCTCCCCGGAAAGCCAACGACGTCATAGAGATCGCCACCTACGCGCACACGGTCGGTGGCGCGGATGTCCGTGCCATGCGGGGCGTACAGCGTGAGGCCGACGAAAACGGTGTCCCGGGCGTCGGTGAGTTCATTGGAACCCGCTCCCGTCCCGTCGCGTGGGGCCAGGCCGCACCCGGGGATGGGGATCTCAACTGGTGTGCCAGGCACGTCGTTGCCGTATCCGTCCCGTGTTGGCGGGCCGGGCCGGACGATGGTGACGGTGTCACCGTTCGGCAGCTCGTGCACTGGCCGCCTCCTCCACCGCATCGCACCACGCGGCCAGATCGGCGGCCGGATTGAGCTGCTTGGATCGAGCCCTCGCCCTCCGGGATGCGGCGCGGTAGGCGTCACGGTCGTCGAGCCGCTCGATCGCCGCCTGCCACGCGTCGACGTCGTCGCGGCTGCAGAAGATCCCTGCACTTCCGAGTGACTCGGTAAGCCCATCCGTGGGATGTGCCAGCACCGGAATTCCAGAAGCCATCGCTTCAACGCCAGCCCGACCCCAGGACTCATAGTCGGAGGGCATCAGCAGAAGCCGTGTGCGCGCGTACACCTCGTCGCGCATCTGCCGGCCCGGCAAGTGATCCAGGACCAGCACGTTGTCCAGGTCCGGCGGTTCCTGCTCACCGTAGCCGCCTCGCACGGCCAGGAACTTTCGGTTCGGCATGCGTCGCGCCAGCTCGGCGAGTATTCCGACACCCTTGGTGGCGGTGCAGTTGACGAGGGTGATGCAGTCTCCCGGCCGGGTCCGGAACTCGTCAGCCCACACGGGTGGGCGCACCACAAGCATTCTGTCCGGGCGGAAGCCTTCGCTGCCGTCGAAAGCGGCCTCTGCCGCGGCGAGCATCCATTGCGAGTTCAGGACGGCCACCGCCGAAGACCCCTGAAGCATCGGCTGCCACGTCAGATCGAACGTGTTGTGGCATGCAACGATCAGCGGCTTTCCGTAGCCGCGGGCCAGGCAGGCGGCCTCGGGTACCGACTCCAGATGCGAGACCACGGCACTCGCCCGGGCCACTGCCGCAGGAAAGCGGCTCGTCGAGCCCCTTGGGGCGACGTGAACGCCGTCCAGTGCATACGGCTCGCGCGTCGGTGCCGACTGGGACAGGTGCACCTGCGCCTGGTGCCCGCGCGCCACCAGGGCCCGCAGCATCTCGTGCAGCATCCACTCGGCGCCCGCGTTGTGATCGGGCGGGTAGGCGTGGACGTAGGCCACGACATTCAACGGTCTGCTCACCGGCGCCTCACCATCGACATGCCAGCCGTCGGCCGGTATCCGGCGTCCTTGAGTTCCTGACGGTCCTCGTCGGTCATGATGACCGCGGTTCCCGCCCCGGACCCGTCGGTGCGATAGCTGTACGGGCCGATCGTTTCCCCGGTCACGCCGCCGGCTGCCGTTGGCGCGGTGAGGGTGCGCAGGGCCATGCGCGCCACAAGCGCGACCACGTCGTCCGGGACTTGGCCGTCGCCGTGCGAGTACGTGACCCGGTAGGTGCCGGGATAGGCGTCGACGTCCTCGTCGTACCAGAGCTCGGGCAGGTTGATGGCTGGGCTGCTCGTGCTGGTGCGGACGATGTCGAGTCCGTCCCACTGCCAGCCGGTGACCGGCAGGTCCGGTGCTCCGCCGGCACCGACAGCGACAACGGACGCCACGGCGAGGACAGGTCGTTGCGGCAGCCTGATCTCGCCCTGCTGGGCCCGGAGCACGACGGTTTCGTTGTCGGTGCGGGTGAAGGAGCGCTTCGTGTACGCCCGCACCTTGGCCGACGCATCCGCCAGGAGGGCCTGTGCGCGGGCCTCCTCGATGCTGGTGAGTGGCCTGCCGAGACGGTCGGCCAGGTCTGTGGTGCTAGCGAGGGGTTCCACGTTTCGCCACCCCCTCCATTGCCGAGACCCACACGTCGAGCTCCGCCGCAGGATCCAGGCCGGCCGCGCGGGCTGCTGCCGCCTTCGATGCCTGCGGGTAGATCTTCGGGGAGAAGAGCCGCTTGACCGCGGCCTCCCAGGCGTCGATGTCGTCGCGGTCCGCGAAGACGCCCGCTTCGCCCAGGGACTCCATGAGGCCCGGGGTGGGGTGGGCGACGACAGGAATGCCGGAGCACATCGCCTCGACTGCCACTCGCCCATAGGACTCGTAGGACGACGGGGCGAGCAGCACTTTCGTGCGGGCGTACACGTCCTTCGCCATGCGGTCGCCGGGTGTGTGCGGCACGATTTCCACGTTCGGAAACTGGCGAACGATCTGGTGGCCGTAGCCGCCGATCACTCCGAGGAACTTCCGCTTCGGCATCCGCTCCGCCAGGGCGTAGAACACCTTGGCGCCCTTCTCCTCCGTCAGGTTGATCAGGGTGATGCGGTCGCCCGGCGTTGCCTGGTAGTCGGCAACGGACACTGGCGGATGGACGGTGATCCCCCATGGCATGGGACGATCGCCGCGATGGATGCGCCACCAGGCTTCCGCGTCCGCCTTCATCCAGGCCGTGTTGTAGACGACGAGCGACGGTGAGCCCTTCGCCAGCCACGACTTGGACTTCTCGAAGGTATTGTGCAGCAGGTGAACGACCGGGATCCGGTTCAGCTCCCCCAGCACCGACGCCCGGGCAGTGTTCTCCAGGTGCGTCACGATGGCGTGGGCCCGGCCTTCGCCGCGCATCCATCGCGCCGGATCGGCCTTGCTCCGGTAGGGGTGCACGCCCACGCCGTCGATCTCATATGCGTCCTCGCCTGAGCGGGGATCGGACAGCAGGACATCGACGTCGTGGCCGCGGGCTGCTAGCTCCCGCAGCAGGCTGTGAGCCGCCCACTCCGCGCCAGCGTTGTGGGCTGGCGGATAGGCGTGCAGCATCGCCAGGAACCGCACGGGGTCTCCGATCTGTCGGCGGCCGGCTGCCCGAGTGGGGCCGGCCGCCTACCGTCAGGACGCCGCAGTCGTCGACTGGACGACGGCGAACGGCGACCGGGTGGCCGCGTTGGTGTTCAGGCGGGTCGCCGGGTTGGCCGTGGCGAACGCGACGCGCATCACGACACGCATCGCCACCGAGTCCTGCTGCATCAAGTTGAGGATGACCTTGCCGTCGTCGTCGGAGATGACGCCCTCGGTGAACAGCTTGAAGCTGATGTCCTGACGGACGCCGACAATCGCCTTCGACCAGTCGCCCATCAGCAGCTCGGCCTCGGACATGTCCCAGGCGCCGTTGGTGAGCTCGGACATCGGGTAGCCGTACAACGTTCCGCCCGGCATGCCCTGCAGGTTGGGCTGGTAGATCGGCACACCCTGCTCGGT